TCAATTGTGGGGTGGGGTATAAAGCCCACTTCCTCAACCATTACGCCCTGTGCTGCCTCATAAGCCGCCCGTGCAAATGGTTCTTGATCTGTGCCCCACTGCATTGCTGAATTGGTGTATGAATCTGTCTTGGTTTGGGTTAGGCGTTCCACCACCAGTTGTGCCATATAGTTTTCACGGCTGGCGCTGTAACCCGTCTTGGTCTTGGCAATTACATCTGCCACCCTGCTGGCGGTTACCTTGCCCAATCGTGCGGCAAACCAATCATCTGTGCGTTGTTCAATTTCGTTCATGCTTCCCTCGCTTTCAGCATTGCATCTGCCATCTTGTACGCCTTGTCAGCAATTGCATCTGAGTTGTCATGCACATACTCTTGCAAAAATGCTTGCATAGCCTTTGCCGCAAAATAATCCCGCAAGGTCATGCCATAAGCCACGCTGTAATTGTCATGTGGCCCATCAGGAAATGAATAAGGAAATGCTGGTGGGTTGTTCATACTTTGTCCTTTTTGGCTTTGGCAATACGGTCAGCTTTGGCTTTGATAACCTTGGCTTGCCATGTTTGGTCTCCCTCGCAAGCGGCGTAAGCGGCGGCATAAGCGGTTTGTAATTCCTCTTTGTTGGCGCTGGCATCAATAGCTGCAATGTGGTCGGTCATCTGACCCGCATCAACTTTGCTTTCAACTGGCGCACGGCGGCTGGCGCTGTTGCCATCGTCATCCTCAGGCGCAAGGCCAGTGGCGGCTAAAAGGCTATACCTACGGGCATAGGTCAAAGCCGAGCCATAGCCCTGTGGGTCTTGTTTGCTGGCAGGCACATGAAGCAACCCGCATTCCAAAACTTCACCCGATTCATGGATAAAAATGGTTTCCACCATCACGCCATCTTTGGATTCATAGGTGCGTTGCATCAAGCCAATTCCGTTGTCGTTCAAAGCGCCTATGACCGCCTCAATGCAATTAGATAGGTCAGCATACTTGCTACGAAAATGCGGGTTTGTAGAAGTCTTTAAAGCAGGGCCAAACGCCTTTTGTGCTTTGACAAACGCTGCGGCTATGTGCTTGCCAATTGGCGGTTCTTTTTGGAATGCACGTTCGATCAGTTCTTTGGTTTCCATGATTTTCCTTAGTAAGCGTATTTAGGGCCGCAAGTGACTTCCACCACGGTTTCGACTGTGTAGCCATTGATCTTGCGTTTGGCATACAACGGGATGGCACGAAGTCCTGATGATTCGCATTGGCGCACAGCGTCAATAACTTCATTACGCCCCATCGGTTGCACTTGTTTGTCAACAATCAATTCTTGGTCGGGCGCTTTGGGCGTGTAGCCAGGCATACTAGAACAGCCTACGGTTATGAGCGCCAGCCAACATAGTAGAGGGTATGTAATCATTTTCATTCCGATTCCTTTGCAATCAAGTCAAGCTGGCACTGTTTCAATTCATCTTGGATGTTTTCAAGCTGGTAGATGTATTCCCGCAGGCGGGATTCCAAAAGCCCAACGTGGTAGGCAAGGCGGTGCTGTGCGGGTTCGCCTGCATATTGCTTTTCAGCAACGTCACGCATTGATTCAATGATTTGGTCGGCGTTCATTTATGGTCTCCAAACAAAAAGGTCAAGAACAAGCACCACTAGGGCGGCGGCAACAACAACCCAAAGAGCAACTAAAGCCCAATCGGTTGGTTTTTTGTATTTTTCAATTTCAAACATGGTTGTTCCTTTAATGGGGCTTGCGCCCCGTTTGTTTATTTGTTTTTAAATGGGGAGTTGGTTTTAAAGTTGTAACCAAGCGCTTTTAACGCATCAGTTGTATCAGCCAAACTCATAGCGCTGACTTGTTGGCTTGTGTAGCCAAAGTTAAGCAAAGCCTTGCGCTGGGCTATTGCCAAAACAACCATCCAATTGCAGTTCATCATTTTGATTTTCCTAAAAAGACCCCGTGCGAATTGCTAGGGCATGGGTAGTAATGTATAGCAAACTAAACAGAAGTCAAACATTTTTTTAATTTATTTTCTAGGTAGTTTCCCTAATATGTTGTTTTGTAGCAAAGTATAGTAAACTAAGCAAATGACAAAAGAACAGGCAATCAAATTGGCAGGGTCACAGAGTGAGCTTGCTAGAATTTTTGGCATTACCCGTGGTGCAGTAAATCAGTGGTCAACCATACCGCAGGGGCGGCTTTGGCAATTGAAAGGGTTGCGCCCTGAGTGGTTCAAACGAAAAAATTGTGTATAGTTGAGACACGGCTAGGTTGGAAGTCATGAGCCAACCGAAGAGGGTTACACCTTCCCCTGCCGATGTTTCTTTTTAAAGGTGCTTTTGAAAAAGGTTCAACAAGTGAAAATAAAAAACTGGTCTAAATTTCAACACTTTAAAGACAGAAAGCCGCCTTGGGTCAAACTATATCGTGACCTTTTAGATGATATTGATTGGCATGAACTTGATCCAAAAGCGGCAAAAACGCTGGTCATGTTGTGGCTAATAGCCAGTGAGGATGATGGGCGCATTCCACCAACCAAACAATTGGCTTTTCGGCTAAGAATGTCAGAAAAGGATACTGAAGTTTGCATTTTCAAGCTGTCTCATTGGTTGGAACAAGACGATATCAGCACGATATCAAACCGATATCAAGATGATGGTCTAGAGACAGAGACAGAGACAGAGGTAGAGACAGAGACAGAGTTATTTGTTGAAACCGATAAATCGGTTGTCAACCCGAAGCGCATAAGTTGTCCAACAGAAGAACTTTTAAACCTTTACCACGAAGAATGCAAAAGCCTGCCACGGGTTTTGATGCTGAACGACACAAGGCGCAGGCACTTGGTTAGCCGTTGGCGTGATGTGGATGCCGAAGATGATTTGAAATCCAAAGATGAGGGAATTCAAATATTTCGGCAAATCTTTCAGCAAGTCCACAAATCTGATTTTTTGTCAGGCAGAACACAAAACCGCAATGGTCGTGTTTGGAAAGCAAGTTTTGATTGGTTGATGATGCCAACCAATTTTCTAAAAGTGGTCGAAGGTCAATACGATAACGGGAGAAAATAATGTCATTCAAAGATAAATATTCTAGCAAACAAGATGATGGCATTGATGAATTTCAACGCCTAATGTGCAGTGTGCAAGGATGTCAAAGGCGCTGGTCAGTTCACATGGAAGGTATGCGCCCAATGTGCAGCGAACACCAATGGTCGGGCAGCAAGCCAGCTAAAAAAGAAATTGCATCCCTGTTGTCCAACAGCAAGCCAGTTAAACATTGGCAAGATGACGAGGCTTTTTGATGAACTATGAACACGCAAAAGCTATATTGGATCGGGTGCGTGATGGCATAGCCTACCCACCCCACACAATACAAAAAGCATTGGAAATGACGGGTGACATTGATGGACACATCGAAGGAATGGAAGAGGGAATGCGAAGCACGGGAGTGGATCAAGCGGTATCGCAAGAAAGCGATGGAAGAGGGGAAATCGGAAGCCTACGGTTGGTGGCAAATGACCTTATCCGACATAGCAAAAAGGCGTGGACAACCCGCCGCTGACCAGTTACGCAAAGACATGAACAGGTTAAAAAAATGAAAATTGATGTACAAAAAATGCACAGTGTTGGATTTGGTGTTTTGTTTTTTCCTAGATATGGCATTGGCATACAAATTGGCAGGCGTTGGTTTGGTATCAAAAAATGAGATACGCCGCCCGAGTTGACGCAAACCAAGATCAAATTGTTGCCGCCTTACGAGCCGCTGGCGCTTATGTTTGGATCATTGGCTTGCCTGTTGACCTTTTGGTGGGCTACAAGAATCACACATTCTTGGTGGAAATCAAAAGCACATCTAAGAAGCGTTTAACGAGCCTACAAGCCGACTTTTTTGAAAATTGGTGCGGAGGTACATTGGTAAGGATTGACAGCCCTGACGGGGCTTTACGCATGATTGGAGTTTTAAAATGAAACCCGAAGAAGCGGCGCAAGCCATACGAGACAAAGCGCCAGCTTACGGCGAAGCCAAAGCCCAAAGGGTTTACCTTGAAGAATTCCGCAAAAGCCAAAAGGCGTTGCTGATGAAAGATGCCTTGGTAATGGGATATGAAGCGGCAAATGCACAGGAACGGGAAGCCTACGCCGACCCTACTTACAACCAGTTACTCAAAGGTTTGGCGGCGGCAATTGAAAAAGAAGAAACTTTGCGTTGGGAAATTGAGGCGGCAAGGCTTGACATTGAGGTTTGGCGCACAAGGGAAGCTACAAACAGGGTGCAAGACAGGGCGCACCAATGAAATGCCCCGAATGCGGGACATGGACAATAGTCAAAGAAACGAGAATATCCACAGGCAATACACGCAGAAGGCGCTTGGAATGTGCCAATATGCACAGATTTTCCACATTGGAGACCATAGTTGATAGAAAAACATTCATACGTCAGAAGCAAAAAGCTGCTGAAACTGGTGGCGAGCCTTGATTGCCAAGCCTGCGG